TAAGGCAGATAGGTGTTATCATGCCCCATAAATGTCAACACGTTGTAATCATTGCATATTAAATTTAACATAATCACCATTATGCGTCTTAGCTGGCGGATGAGGCAAAATGCCCCCCGGGTCAGGATTTCTGGCCGGGTGGGCGTGTGTAGAAAAGCACGCACACGCGGCCAGAAAAAAATAAACTTGCTAAGAAATATTTGGGGGGGTATTGTGTGGGGGTAGACGGCAGCGTTGTAGCGCCCCGTCTACTTGATCGGCCATATTTTAGGAGTACAGCCAATGACAATTTCAATAGATGATCTCAACCAAACGATCAAGTACAACCCAAAGACAGGTTCACTTACTTGGCGTAGGCGCACAGATAGCTTTCCCGCACCGATAACATCCATAAAAATTTTTAACTCAAAATTTGCAAACAAACCAGTTTACGAAGAGGTTCATAAGGGCTACCGCCGAATTAGACTCTTTAACAAGAGTTATCTGTCTCACAGGGTCGCGTGGGCTATACACCACGGCGATTGGCCTGAAGATCAGATAGACCACATAAATGGCGTCAGGTCTGACAATAGGATTAAAAATTTACGCGCCGTTGACCAAATTGGAAATTCCAGAAATACGAAAATCCCGTCAACGAATATGTCTGGCGTTATAGGAATTAATTGGGACAAGCGAGACTGGAGATGGACAGTTAGTATTGGAGTGAACAAAAAAACAGTTAGAATTGGCTCATTTAAAGATTTTGAGGAAGCAGTATCCGTGCGCAGGTCTGCTGAAGTTAAGTATGGTTATCACCCCAACCACGGCAAACGCTGACCCCTTGCCAACACACACATAACCAGCGTAAAATTTGAAAACTTTGGAGAAAGAAAAATGGCGGGAAAACCTTTACGAAAAAAAATTCTAACTGATGTCGCCCAGCGCGGCGGTGCTGAGTATTTGTTCGACGAGTTGGCGTCGGGCAAGACGATGACTAAGCTGGCGGAAAACTACGGTTGCAGCCGTGAATATTTCAGCAAGACGATACATGGCGTGCCGGAGTATGCGGCGGTCATTGGCAAGGCTAAGAACGCTGCTGCTGACGCGCTTGTTGAGGAGGGCTTGGGCATGGTTGACGCGCTGGATGGTGCCAGCTCCACGCAAGAGATTGCCGCCACCCGTGAGAAGGTGCAGTGGCGCAAGTTTATGGCTGGCTCGTATAATCAGGAGCGCTACGGCAATCGGCCACAGACGAATGTCACGATTAGCGTGAGCGACATGCATTTGGATGCGTTACGCAAGGTCAACTCTGATATTGCCGCGATTGACGCGGAGGACCGTGAGCGCGAGGCATTGGCCATTGACGCTGAGTATGAGGATGTCACAGATGAATGAAGCCAACCCCCTAGAAGAGTTTGTGCTGCGTTACCGGGATGACCCGGTTTTATTTGTGTCTGAGGTGCTGGGTGCTACGCCGCATGACTATCAGGCTGAGTTTTTGAATGCTGTTGCGTCGGGCGAGCGCAAGATCAGCATCCGCAGTGGCCACGGTACTGGCAAGTCAACGTCGGCCAGTTGGGTTATGCTGTGGTTTGTTTTGTTGCGCTTTCCGAATAAGGTTGTGGTGACTGCGCCGACCAGTGGTCAGCTTTTCGATGCTTTGTTTGCTGAGTTGAAAAGATGGATAAACGAGCTGCCGGATCAGTTGAAAATCCTGCTGACGGTCAAGTCGGACCGGGTTGAGCTGTGTGCCGCGCCATCTGAGGCGTTCATATCGGCTCGCACAAGCCGCGCTGAGACGCCTGAAGCATTGGCCGGTGTTCACTCGGAGAATGTGCTACTTGTCGTTGACGAGGCGTCTGGTGTGCCTGAGAAGGTCTTTGAGGCGGCGGCTGGTTCAATGTCCGGCCACGCGGCGACGACTATCCTGCTGAGCAACCCGACGCGCTCCAGCGGTACGTTTTACGAGAGCCAAACCCGGCTGGCTGAGACTTGGTGGACCCGGCGTTGGTCGTGCATAGAAAGCCCACTTGTCAGCGATGAGTTTGTTGACGAGATGCGTGCTAGATATGGGGAGGATAGCAACGCCTTCAGGATCAGGGTGCTTGGTGAGTTCCCTCTGGCTGATGACAACACGATAGTTCCGTTTCACTTGGTTGAGAGCGCCATTCACCGGGATGTTGAGGTCACGCCGGATGTAAAGCCAATCTGGGGTTTGGACGTGGCTCGATTTGGATCGGACAAGACGGCTTTGTGCAAGCGTTATGGCAACGTGGTGACGGAGATAACAAGTTGGCAGGGGTTGGATTTGATGCAGACTGTGGGCCGGGTGATGGCTGAGTTTGAAAATTTGCCGTCAAGTATGCGCCCTAGTGAGATACTTGTTGACAGCATTGGCGTCGGCGGTGGCGTGGTTGACCGCTTGCGTGAGTTAGGTGCGCCGGTCAGGGGTATTAATGTCGGCGAGTCACCGGCGATGGGCAAAACATACATGAATTTGCGGGCTGAGCTGTGGTTTAAGACGAAGGCTTGGCTTGAGGATAGGTCGTGCAAGCTGCCGGATAATGACCAGCTTTTGTCAGAGCTGACGGCGATTAGATACTCGTTTACGTCGTCGGGCAAGATGAAAGCTGAGAGTAAGGACGAGATGCGTAGGCGTGGCCTTAAATCGCCGGATTTAGCCGACGCATTGTGCCTGACAATGGCCAGTGATGCGGCGACGGCTTTGTCCGGTGCTATGTCCAGTTGGAAAACTGCAATCAAACGTAATTTGAAGGGTATTGCATGAAAAAAATTCCATTTCACAAACTTTCGCCAAAAATGAAAAATATTCGCATGAATAACTGGATCAAGCAGTATATTGGGCGCGGGTTGGATTTAGAGGATGCGCAGTATGCTGCTAGGTGGCGCGCTGGCCATTGGAAGCTGTCTGACCGCATGAAAAAGGTTATGGATGGCTTAGAGGATGTGTGATACGCAGCCTGCGTGGTCATTGTTGAATAAATGTGCTATTGTGCTGAAAAAATAGAGGACTGTTTGTATGGCTGGACCAACGTATCAGCAAGACCCTGATGAGATGCGTTACTGGCGGGAGCAGGCAAGCCCGTTTCGGTTTATTTACGATGCGGCGAGGGCGCGTGACGCTGAGCTGTCTGCGTCTGGCCGTAGACCTATTTTTGGCGGCTTGTTGTCAAAGGAAGAAGGTTCCCGTGGCGTCTCAACTAGTGAATTTGAAATTGACAACAATCTTGGCGGATTTTTAGCTGGATTACTTGCCCCGGTATTAAAAGCATTTGACGCACCATATTCAGCATCTCAGGGGCTTATCCCAGAGCAAGACCTCGTCCCAGAGGTTATGGGTACTGCTGGTCTAGCTATGGGCAGCGGCGCTGCTAGTAATTTAAGAAAAGGCGGCGGATTAGACCCCGCAACCCCAACCTCTAATTTCGGGGAAGATTGGTCTGATGTTAATCATTGGTCGCAATCAAATGATTATTTTGATGATTTCGATTTTAATAAAATGAAAACTGGCACAAGCAATCTTGGGCCGCACGTTGGAACCGCTGCTGCTGCTGAAGCTAGAAAGCTAGGTGTTGAAGGCCAAACCGGCGGATTAACTTATCCACTCAAAGGCGATTTGAGAAAGCCTTTCAACAATCCAAAAACTGGACGTATTTGGGAGGAATCTGATCTTGAAGAATTTCTTTCTAATGTGGCTGATGAAAACAATCTAGATAGATCGTTAGAGGCCCCTAAGTTTATGAGGCAACGTCTTGCTGCGGAAGGTTATACGAATATCCCTTATAAAAACGGCGTAGAGGATATTGACAGTACAAGCAACATTATGCTGATTGACAGGCCCAATAAAAGTGACGCCGTGTTAAGAAATGACGATGCAAGATTTGACAACTCAAATAGAAGCTTACGAAATTTGTCGTTTGCAAACAAATCTGCTTCCGGTGGATTGTTATCTGCCGCTACTGCAAATGAGCTTAGATCAAGCAACGTGCCGCGCCAGATGCCGTATGAGGCTTACCCAAAAATGGTTGCCTCTACCCCTAAAGGGTCAAATATGTTAAAGACAGAGGCTCTACCTAAAGACATAAGGGGTTTCCAGATGAACCCCAATATGTCTCAGAAAATTGATAACCAATGGGTTGACGCGCAAATGACTTATGACGAAATTTTGAGAAATCAGGGCAAAGAGGCCGCAGATATGTATGCACTAGACGCGCTGGTCAACCGCGCACAAATGTCGGGGAATTACTAATGGCAATCACAACATACGCAGAGCTGCAAACCACCATAGCTAATTGGCTTAACCGCGATGACTTAACGGCGGTTATTCCTGATTTTATTTCATTGACTGAAGCTGGCATTAACCGTGACTTGCGGCATTACAGGATGATTAACCGCGTAGATGCTACGCTGGATAGTCGTTATGTGCAAATGCCAACTGATTGGATGGAGACTGTGCGATTTAGCATTACCTCCGGCAATACATATAAAATTGAGTTGGTTTCGCGCGATGATATGCTTGAGTATCGTCAAAACACGGCTGATGTGTCTGGTAGGCCGCGTTTTTACGCAAACATTGGCGATACGATTGAAGTATTTCCAACGCCTGATGCTGAATACCAGATGCAGCTTCAGTATTACGCTAAGACGCCAGCTTTAAGTAATACAAACACTGCAAACTGGCTTTTGACTACTGCGCCTGATATTTACCTGTATGGCGCACTGGTTCAGTCTGCTCCTTACTTGAACGATGACGCTAGAATTCAAACATGGGCGGCGCTTTATCAATCTGTACTTGATTCACTGCAAAAAGCTTCTGATGACACTAGATTTGCGGGTTCTGGTCTTCGTATGCGCGTCACTAGCTATTAACTTAAAAGTGGTGTAAGTTGCCACCAGATATATCTGATCGGAGAGACTTGATGTCTTTAACAAATGCTTTTGAGACCAAAACGCTTGAATACTTGCTTACGACAACCACTGTAACCCGTCCAACGACTTGGTACATTGGTTTGTTTACATCTGACCCAACTGATACTGGCACTGCTGGTACAGAGGTGTCTGGTAGCGCATATGCCCGAACTGCTGTAACTTTCAGCGTAACTGCCGACGTTGCATCCAACACTGCTGGCGTTGAGTTCCCTGCCGCTACTGGCGGTAACTGGGGTACTATCGGATGGATTGGCATCATGGACGCGGCCACTAGCGGCAACATGATTATTCACTCTGCTTTGACAGTTGCCAAAGCTATCAATGATGGCGATGTGTTCCGTATTCCAACGGGTGACTTAGACATCACGGCCAGCTAATGGCTTTACGCTCAACATACGGCTCTGGGGTTTTTACCTCTGGGCTGTACGGAGAGCCGGAGACGACGCAGGGCGCAGCTTCTGCGTCCATTGGCGTTTCTGCTACAGCCTTTGCCGTCACTGTCGTGTCGGCGGCGGCTTCTGCGTCCATAGGCATTGTTGCGTCTGAGCCAACGGCTATTAGAGTTGCGGATGCGGCGGCAAACATAAGTCTAGGCGGCATCGCGTCGGTGTCTGCAATTAAGTATGAAGTGATACCGGGCTTCCGTCCCGGCTACGGACTTAACACTTACGGCTCGTATCTTTACGGAAAAAATATTAGCATTGAAGACGCCAGCGCGTCGGCAACTATTGCCGTGAGCGCCACCGCATCTGCGCAAGTTACGCGAAATGTTGCGGCGTCTCCTATTATTAGCGTTGTTGCAGTATCCAATGCGGTTATTGATACAGTTGGCGCGGCAACCCCTACTGTTTCCATATCAACGGATATAGTGTATAACCGCGTTAGATTAATGGCGGCGTCAGATCAGTTTGGCTTTACAGCAAGCGTTTCTGCGCGATATAAGTGGCTTGAGGCGTCTAGTCCGACTACAAGCTGGACCGAGGCAGATTACTTAGAGAGGGCCGCGTAATGGCTGA